AGAGCCAAACGGCAATACATGGGGCCGTCACTGAAACCATGACCAAGAGTAACGCCTTGGCCCAGTATTAAATTTTATATGGTCGGCGGATGAGGTCGGTGCGCTTTTAAACGCCCTTACCGATAATGCTGAGTTAACCCGGCCACCCTTTACCAATCACCATTGTCGTCAGACGAATAACTTTCATCTTCTTCAACTATTTGCACAGCTTCTTCTTTTGACCAAAATCTATTTGTCGGGATAGGTTTATCGTTACCGATAAACACTAACCCGTTTCTTCTAGCCATTTCTACGCAATATACTAAACTGTCCGCTAAGTCACAAGAATAGCCAACACGCGACTTAAAATCATCTTTTGTTTCGATAGAAACTTTCTTTGATTTAATTGAATATCTTCTAAGACAAAGTTCCCTTGCCAAATCGCTGGTATAATCAAGTCCGTAAAAAGTTCTGCTTTTTATGGAATGGTAAATTGAGAACCAATATTCAGATACCAATCTATCGTAAACATCCTTACACGGGCGTTTATCAACCTCTGCTGCGATTCTATCGGTAGGTTTACCCATAGATGAAATAAGAGCGATAGCGGCTCCAGAAGCGTCAAAGCGTAGCCACTCACGAATAATAGCCTGCCCGACTCGACCACCATCACCAGACACGTCCATACCAAACTTAGATGGTTGAACGCCAGCCGCACGGCACAACTCAACAACTTCAGTAGCAAGCTGAATCTCAAACTCAGCAGCGGCGTTAGCAGATAGCTGGATTACCTTCTGACTTTCCAACCACATAACACGATTGCGAGTGCCGCGCACGAACCCAAGTTTGGCGATAGTAAGAACGCACCTATCTCCACCTATTGTAAATGCGGTATCGAATCCTGCTACCTTGGTAAATCCTTCGGAATCCCATAGCGGTTCTTCGTTGGTATCGGCATTACGAATCAAATCAGCGGTAAGAATGGTTTGAGCGAATCCAGATTTTGGCCACCAACCGATAGCGTTACGCACATAGTCAATTGCATTCTCATCTCCATAGCACTGCTTGAGCATGATTTCCTGTTTCTTGCGATCCATCAAGAATGGAAATGGAGATGGTTCACTTGCAGGCGCGGCGAAGTTAGGACTACGCATACCATTGTAGAACAAGCAAACTCCAGTCTCAGTCTCCCACTTATCCATATCTGGACTGACTGTATCAAAGTTAGATGCACCTTTTGGCATTGCCCAACGAGTGTGAGGATTGTCGCCAGCAGACGGGTTTCCGATACCGATAAAAGTTATATCATTGTTAGCAGATAAGTTGACTTTTGCAGTAATCGCGCCTAGTTCCATTTCTGGCAACTCGTCAAGTGCTAACCTAATACGATCATTCTTACGACCACGGGTGGTATCAATAGCCTTCTGACCTTCGTTACCAGATTGAAACGCGAGAGCTTTTATCGCATTACGATAATCTTTGTCCTCATCGTTTGATGCGCCACCCCATACGATCATGTGACGATAGTCGATGAGTTTACCGAACTGAACACGGGCGCACTTCCAGAGTTTAGAAATGATACCCCAAATACGATCTTCGGATGCGCCGAGAGTAGTTGTTGCAACCCAAGATGAAGTGCAATGCGGGGCAGCGCACCAATCAAGGTAAACCCAAAGACCAACAGGGAACGACTTGCCCATCGAAGCAGCTCCAGCCAAGCAAATATCGTTGTTGTTGCAGAGTTCTTCCAGAGTCCTCAACAACTGCGTATTGGTGTAACCTCTGTTGTAAATAGAAACTTCAGTTGGCCATTGGAGTTTAACAGCATTGATGAAATGTTCGTGTGGTGAGAGTAACTTAAAATCTGACAAATTTATATTTTGTTTGTTGCAATAGTCTTTCCCATACTCACCTCGACTTATAGCGTAGCAGTATAACTCAATACCAAGATCATCCATGTTTTCTGGGAATTGAATTCCGTAACGACGAATACCTTTGTTTGAAGAAAAAACTCTTGACATATCAATAGGAAAATATATTTTCATTTCAAAAGCAAGATGAAACTAAAAAACAAAAACCTCGCTCCAATCGGCGGCTGGTATTTCAAGTTTGAAATCAAGCGCGATAAACTCACGTTTCCTGCAATCGTTCATGGTAGCACATGGAATTCTTTGATCAAGAATATCGAGAAAGACTATCGTTCAAATAACATGGAACTTCCAACTAACATCGAAGAGATGGTAGAAGATCAAATTTGCCAACGTCAACCAAGTGATCGTTGCTGGTATAGTGATGGACTTGGAGACAAGATCGCTCAAGCCATCCATACAGTTGCAGCGGTAACTGACAAAGTTTTGAAAACTAAACTTGAACAGAAAGCTAAAATATGTCCTTCATGCAATAAACGTAGGGCCGTATTGAATAAATTATCCTAAAAGATAAAAATGGAAGCTATTCAAAAATACAAGATGGGTGATGTCCGCGAGGATGGGATGGTATTTATTGAATACAAGTGGAAGCGCAAGAATCCAGAGTATTGGTCAACTCCAGAGCAATACGCAAAAAGACTTGAGAAGGCACGTATAAAACAATCTGTTTGGGCTAAAAAAAATAAAGAACAAGTTAAAAAAAATAGTAAAAAATATCGGGATTCAAATAAAGAAAAAGCAAAAGAATACCATGTTAAATATTATTTAGAAAACTCTGATAAAATAAAACAGAAGGCAAAAAGTTGGAGTATAGAAAATCGTGAACGATTAGCTAAAACAAAAAAATCATATCGTCATAAAAACAAAGAAAAGATAAATCAATATTTTCATACAAGAAGAGAAAACGACTATCTTTTTAAAATTTCTCAAGACATGAGAATTCTTATTGGAGCTTCAATACGAAAAAAGAAATTCAGTAAAACAAGTAAAACAGAAAATATTCTTGGTTGTTCTTTTGAAGAATTTTTTACTCATATAGAATCGCAATTTATTGATGGTATGTCATGGAGGAACCGCAGTCTTTGGCACATTGACCACATCATTCCATTGGCGACAGCTAAAACAAAAGAAGAAATTTTACGCTTGAATCATTATACCAATTTGCGACCATTATGGGCTTTAGATAATCTAAAAAAAGGAAGCAAAATATTATGTTAAGCATTGGAAACGATAATTTCAGTTTGGCTGCGCTTGATGAAAATGGGAATCCTCCAGCCACAAGGATCAGCAACGCTTCGCATTGCTGGAATATAGCTAATAACTTAAGATTAGCCAATATTGGAAGAGAAAATAAACGTATACGTATTTTTAAAGCATACAAATCTTTCCCCCCTACAGGATACAGCAAGCTTGCCGAAAAACGTTTACCTTGGCAATCGGATGTTAATTATGGACAGCTTGCATTCATTGTTGATAACCAGAAGTCCAGTTACTACGATGTTATTACAGAACGGCAGGCTTGCTGCACGATCAAAAGTAAATTTGGCAATGAAAAAGAACGCCTCGTTAACTCAGAGAACATTGCAATTGCATTTGACCAAGCAATCCGCGAATGGCCCGGATACCTCTACAACACAGAGCAAGACCTTGAGGAAATGTTGCTGTATGGAAAAGGAATTGGAATGTGGGATAGCCCACTCGGATGGATGCCAGAACACGTTTACCTCTCCGACCTTCTCTTTCCAGATGACATTAGGATCGACTTTTGCAACCTTGAAGAGTTTGTGCGCCGTGTCCGTTTGACACCATACGAACTCTACAAGAAGATTGAGAATCGTGCAGCGGCAGAAGCAATGGGATGGAATGTAGACGCAGCAATTGACGCTATCCGCTTCCATCGTGCATTTAGCAACAATCGCAAGACACGCGAAGACTTCTTCCGCACTATCAGCGAAGCAGGATTTAACTGGTCACTTTCCGTAAACCAAAAGATCGACCTCTACGAAGTTTACTGGAGGGAGTTCGACGGAAAGATCAGCAAAGCAATTATCCTGCAAGACTACCAACCCATCTCGGACTACATCAACTCCAACATCAAAGGAGCAGGTAAGATCAGCGAAGATGATGTCAGAAGCCAACACGGGTTTATGATGCTGAAGATTGGACTCTTCAATTCATGGGATGAGATTCTGTATATGTTGACCGACTCGGTTGGTAGCGGACTCTTCCAAGACATCAAGAGCCAAGCGGAATCGGCATTCGTCGCCTGTCGTCAGTATGACTTCACCATGAACTCATTGGTTGATGCAGTGCGCCTCAACTCCATGTTGATGATCGAAGGACAAGGCCCAGACGCAACTAAGATGTTGAAGCAGATGGAATGGTTGCCAATCAGCGTAATGCCAGATGGCGCGAAGTTTATCCAGAACCGCTTCCAGCTTCCAGTAGCAGAAAGCATGAGCTTCATGCAGTTCTTCATGGGAGATATGTATCGCGGAATGGGTCAGTATCGCATCAATGCTCCTACCGCTGGAGGAAAGCAACGCACCAAAGGCGAGGCAGAATTGGATGCCGCCGAGTCAGCCAAACTATCTGGAACTCAGATTCGCCGATTCAACGAGTGCCAAACTCTCTACTTCAAACAACTCTACAAACGCTTCGTTAACGCAAAGTCCAGCGATGATGGATACGAATATGTTAAGAAGTTCTATGAAGTATTGGAAGAACTCGGAACTCCGAAAGAAGCCGCTGCTTGGAAGAACATCACAAGCATCCGTTCTAACCTTATCAACGGAGCTGGTAGTCCGTCATTCAAGCTCATCACGGCAGAGAAGCTATTGAGCATTACAGCAATTACTCCAGCCAACGAAGGACAAGAGAACGCAGTTAAAGATGCAATCGCGGCACTCTCTGGCAGAGACAATGTAGCTCGCTACCGGAATACTAAACCAACTAAGATTACTGATACCGCTCGCGTAATCGGATTTGAAAATGCTGGCATGACGGATGCGTTCGTTAACCCGCAAAACTTTCCTGTGCTGCCAACTGATCCACATATCGAACACGCAGTTGGTCACTTGCAGGATATGATGATGCAGTTGCAGATGAACCTGCAATCTGTGCAGCAAGGTCAACCAGAGCTTGCAGAGCTTTCCAAGGCAGTTCGCTCAGTCAAATTCAAAGGTGGTCACATCATGGCTCACGTTGAATATATCAGTAAAGATGAATCCAAACAGGACTTCTTGAAGCAATTCATGCAGGGAATGAACGAAGCGCAAGCAATGGCCGACGAACTTCAACAAGTTTACGTTCAGATGGCTGAAGCTGAAGCTCAGAAATCCGGTCAACCTAACTCCGAGGAAGACATCAAACTTCAATACCTCGCTGCTAAATCTGGTATCGAAATCGACACCAAGAAGAAACTTGCCGACATTTCAATTGGCAAGGCTTCTATCAGTCACGCTCAACGCACTGAGCAGCGTAAGGAACAAGGCATCACTCAACTTGCGCTTCAAAAAGCTAAAGCTCGCGCTGAGATTCAGAAGGAGAAATCCAAGCAAGCAGCAATGCAAGGCAAGGCTCCAGAAATGGAAGAGCCAGAGATGGAAGAAGAGGAGCCAGAGGAAATAGAGGAAGAAGAAACCGAAGAGGTTGAGACTCCAGAAGGAACTGAAGAAGTTGAGATGGAAGAAACACCAACACAAACATGACAACAGACAAAGTAAAATCCCTATGCGCGGCAATAACATCACACGAAGACTGGAACAAACTACAGGCGTATTTACTACTTAATGTAAACCCGCCAGAAGGAGTAACCACGCTTATCCATGCAATCAAAACTATTGAAGCTATTGGAACAGAAGAGCAGGGAGCATTCAAAAAAACAAAAGTTGCTGGAAAACATAAAGAGCCAGCGGACATCACGATTGATCCCGACCTCGACGAAATCTAATTTATGGCAGACACAAACGACACAGCAGACGTAATCGCGGAACGGTAATCCAAACCTCTAGTCCCGAGTAACGGTAC